TCAAAAAGTATGTAACACAACTTAACGCTGCATTAAAAGGTGAGGTTAGCGACCCTAAAGGAACAATATTTGATGCTGGTAATTTAAGAAAAACTAAAGACAGGTTTAAAGAATTAATAAAGTTAAAAGCTGAAAATATAGTTAAACTTGATGAAAATGAAATAGCAAAAGTAAAGGCAGCAGAAGAGTTGCAACTTAAAAAACTTAAAATAGAAAAAGATGGTATAGTTGCAAACATAGGTGATATAGCTAACGCACAAGATATTTTAGCTAAAGGAGATGAAAAATCTATTGCAGAATTTATCAAGAAAAACAGAAACAAGTTTGAGTCTCTAAAGAATTTAAGTAATGAAGAGTATCAAAAGTTAATTGATGTTGATAAAAGCTATTATGACGAAAGGGGTAATGCCTTACAATCAATGTTAGATGAAGAAGGTGAAAAGTTTAACAACAATACTTCTTTATCAGAAGAGGTGCAAAAAGAAACAACTAAAAAGTTAAATCAACTTAGAGTTGAAGACAAACTAGCACTGCAAGAAAATGAAAAGGCAAAAACTGCTATTGCGTTTGAAGAAGAATCAAAAACTATTAAAGGTTTCTTTAAGGGGTCTAAAGCAAGATTAGAAGGTTTAAAAACTGAACTAGCAGAAGATATAAAATTAAATAAAGAAGCATTTGATACAGGTTTAATAGACGAAGCAACTTATAATAAAAACAATGCTGAATTACAAATTGCAGCAGCAGAAGAAGAGCAAAGAATTAGAGATGAAAGAGTTGCTAAAGTAGCTGAAATGTATGGTAAGCTATCTACGTTAGCTTTAGACTTTTTTAACAACAGAGCAGAACTACAACAACAAAAGATACAAGAGGAGTTTGACAGAAATTCAGCACAAAGAACTTTAGAGTTTGAAAGAGATGTAGAGTTAGCTGAAGCTAGAGGTGAAAATACAGAGGCTATGAAAAGGGCATTTGACAATAGAGAGATTGAGCTAGAGAATCAGAAAGAGGATAAGCTAACTGCTATAAAAAGAAAGCAGTTTCAAATGGATAAGATTAATAGTATTATTCAGGCAACACTGGATGGCTACGCTGCAATAGTAAAAGTTACATCACAAACAGGTTTAGCTGCAATAGGTGCTGCTCCTATTATGTCTGCTTTCGTTGCTGCACAGGTTGCTGGTATAGCTTCACAAAAGTTCGTTGGAGAACAAGGTGGTTTAGTTCCTAATGGTTTAGAGAAGTTTGGTACAGGTGGCATGGTTCATGGTGCTAGACACGCACAAGGTGGTGTTAAGTTTGCAGTAGGAGGTACTGTTGCAGAGCTAGAAGGTGGAGAGGCTGTAATCAACAGAAGGTCTACAGCTATGTTTAAACCTGTTTTAAGTGCAATGAATGTTGCTGGTGGTGGTAAAAAGTTTGAGCAAGGTGGTTTGACAGCATCTACAATAGCTGCCACAAGAGATATTCAGGGTATGATAACTCAAAGGGAAATGACACAAGCTCTAGCTAATGCTATCAACACACAAAAGGTAATTGTAAGTGAAGCAGATATAACTGATTCACAATTTAATGTTGAAGTTCAGGAAAGTTTAAGTACAATTTTTTAATAATATTATTTTATATTTGTTTTATGTTTAAAGATTTAAGAAAATTATTTTGGCAGCTTATCATTGGTAAAGGTGTTAAGTTTGCAACACAAAAAAAGTTTGAAAAAAGATTATCTATTTGCAGAAGCAACAAGTGTGGTGTATATCAAAAACCACTTGGAATAGAGTCTTTAGAAAGATGTGGCGATTGTGGATGTTTGCTACAGACTAAAAATAGAATTGACGAAGATTTTATTAAATGTCCACAAAACTATTGGAAATAAATGCCAAACCGAAAAGAGATTGTAGAGGAGTTTCTTGACATTGTTAGACAAGAGTCTATATTAAGATGGGGAGAAGATTTTACAGTTAAAGATTTAGTATATCATTTAATAGAAAATGGTATAATTGCTCCTAAGTCTTTAAGAAACTATATGATGTTTAGAGATTACGATAAATTTATCGTAGATAATGAAGGTCATGTAGGTCATACCTTTATGGATATATCTGTAAGGCACGACTTAACTGAAAAGCAATGTCGTAACATTATTTACAAACAAAGATATAAAACCGAAAAGGATTATAATATCAAGAAAGAAGAAGGTTAGTTAGTTTGTAAAACTCTATACAGCCTTCATTACTCCAAATTTTTCTAGCATACACTGTATGTATGTGCGAGTCTTCCTCTAATAATGCGTCCATAAGACCTTTTAAGAGATTATCTATGTCTGGTCGCTGTTGGTGGTCAGAAAAAACCATTTGTGCTTTCTTAGCGTTGCTCCAAGACTTAGGCATTGGGATGTGAAACACGCAATATATTTCGTTACCTAACTTAAAGTTATTATCCCAAGCCCAATCTTTTATATGGTCTTTGTATTCCCAATACTTTAATACTATTGGTCTTTTTTTCCAAGAGTCGGCTCTAGTCATTCTAGGCTTTGCCATTCCTGGATAAGGGTACTTAATCATTTTTAGTAACCTCTTCTACTATTTTATCTAAGTCTTGTATAGGTTGCGTTAATATTTCAAGATTGTATGTGCCATCATAAACGACTCCCACTACTCTTACATTGCTTTCTAATTCTATTTTGTCTATAGTGTCTTTCAAATCATTTCTTACATATAGCTGACCATTAGCGTTACCTACGACATTTAAGTCTACCATAACCCTATACTCACCATCATTTATAATTTCATTTGCCATTTTCTAAATCTTTATTAATTTTTAAAATATAATTATACTTCTCTAAACACTTTCCATGTACAAGTTTACCATCACTAGCTTTTCTATGACTACAGGCACAACCTTTTAAAGGCTTTTCACACTGTGGACATTCCTTTGTGTTACTCTCCTTTTTCATTTTTGTACTTATCTTTTATTTTATCTAATATATGTTTCATCCTAGATTCCACCTCACCATCTATATCTTTACGATAAGTTCCCCAATCACCAGGAAAAACATTTAAGCCTTTACGCTTTTGTTTTAATTCTTTATTAGCCTGTCTTCTTCTTTCCTTGTAGTCCTCAAAAGATTCATTTTCGTTTCTTTTCATATTCTTCTATGTTTTTTTGTAAATTGTTTAATTTTACACCAAGCAATTTAAGTATAAATCTAATCATTTTTAATTAGTTATTTGTTTCTAATATTGACTCTATTTCTAAATCACAAATTTCGTCAAGTTCCATTCCATCTTCATCCATAAGAATGTCTTCATACGTTCCCATTGCATACCATTCATAAACTATGCTTAAAACTTCTAATTCAGACAAATTATATTTTTTTATTATTTGGTACAACATTATCTTGTGGTTTTGTGGTTATCATCATCATTTAGTATTTGATATATTTTTGGGTCTATATCTTTAATCTTGCGATATATAGTTCTGACATCTTTCATTACCTCTTGTCTTTTTGTTTTAGAAATATCTGTTCCTGTTACAGAGATAACTAATGAATGTGCCTTTTCTAGTAAATTACTTGTTCTCTTTTTCATTTTCTATTTCTTTTTGTAAATTAGCTAAAGCTCTCCATGCTACTTTTGCAGAATGTCTTACACCATCTGTGTCTATTGTACCTGCATCTAATAAGTGTCTTGACAAGGCATCTAACTCATCACCACTTTTACTTCTATCCCAATGCAAAGGCTTGTCAGGGTTGTGTTGTTCTTGACCTACAAAGCTGCATCTAGCAACCTCTAGTATTGCATCTGGGAAGTATTTTAATACACCAGTATAAACTGGCTTTTCTTTTCTGTCTTTAGAAGCTAATCCTAGCTCATCTTTTGACATTTTCATCTTTGGGTTTATCATATTTGTAGTTTTAGTTTTTTCGTTAGTTGACGTAGGTGTCCATCCGTTCCTACCTTCTTCGTAATAATATTTGTTATGTTTAGTAGTTTGTGAATCCATATTGACCTTCTATAATGTAATCTTTAATTTTAATATCAACTTCATTCTCTTTCTTGCCAATTTGATTTAAAACTTTTGGCTTTATATGTTCTAGTATTTCATCTTTATTTTCTGACAAAGCAAAGGTATCAATATAACCAGTTTTAATTTTAGCTTTTATATAATTGCTAGTTTTTGAATTTCTATACTCGAACTTCACTAATACTCTGTATATTGGTTTAGGCATAAATTATCTATGTGGATATTTATCTTCAAACTGTTTTAAAAAATTAAAATATTCAGTTCTAAAGTAATGAAGTTCTCTTTCAAGCATTTGTATTTCTTCTCTAGTTTTATATAAAACTATGGCAGCACCTATAAATAAACCTGCACACATTGATGTCGCTATTGCTATTAGTGGAATGTAAATCATATACAATGTAACAAAAAGTTTTTCATAAAAACAAATTATATAAGCGATTGTTGCTCTAACTTTAAATATGAATTATTATTTTCATGTTCACCAATCTCAATGTACCTACCATTCTGTATGTTATATTTAAACTCTGATTCTCCTAATTCACCTATGTGTCTAAACTTAACTTTTTGCACATAAACTTTAGTTGTATTGTTTTCAAAATCCCTATATATTGACAAGCCATTATCTACTTGATTGTAAAAATTAGCACTACCTGCAATGTCATATAAAGTAGGAACTTCATACAGCTTGTTATCTTGTTTAGCCATTTTTCGTGGATGTGCTACAAGAAATATATGTATGTCATATTTTTGTTTAAATATTGTCAGCTTTGTAAGAAATTTATTAATAAAATTAGTTTCGCTATCAGAACCTAAATTAGCGTCTATTTTATTATATGGGTCTATAATTAAAGCATTGATACCATGTCTTCTAATTAAACCTTTAGCTGCGTTTAAAATAGCATCTATGGTGTAAACATCGCTATCTGGTCTAATCCAATAAAAGTGTTTTGATATAAAATCTTTAGCTGTTCCCAACTCATGTTTACTCATTCTATTAAATTTAGTTTCCTTGCGAAATGATTTACCTATAAGTTTTTCAGCTAAAACAGAAAAGTGTAACTGCATAGGATAATGTTCAGGACTAAATACACCAAACTTCCAATCATGCTGTGTAGATAGTTTCATACATAAGTGTTCTAAAAAATTACTTTTACCATGTGTTGGTATGCCTGTAACAACAGTTAGTTGTGAAGAGGCAAAGCTAAATAATTTATCAAACTTACTATGACCAATTAATTTACCTCTTTGTAATCCTGTCTCATATAATGAATCTATATCTATATCAAATTCTTTGACACTTAAAACACCCTCTAGTGGATATGGTTGTGATTTATTTATACATTCTTTAACAACATCAATGTTGTTTTTAACTAATACATCATTAATGTCTTTACAGTCTTGTGGATAGCTTACTCTATAACAAATGTCTCTGCCTAATCGTCTTGACAACTCTTCTTGTAGTTTTAATCCTGGCTCATCATTATCTACTGCTATGTATATTTTTTCAATGTTTTCAGGAAAATCTTTTAGGTAATCCATTTTTAAATTACTAGCACCATTAGGAACAGACACGCAGTTTTTATATCCTGCTTCATATAACGCTAACTTATCCATTTCTCCTTCAACTATTATAGCTTCTTTTTTTCCAATTAAATCATCTAAGCCATACATAATTCTTTCAGCATCTTTTACTAGCTTAAAGTTTTT